TCCCCCGGTGCGCTCGAAGTCCAGTCGCCCCTGCCCGAGAGCGAGATTACCCGCCGCCGTGCGCTCAGTCACACCATGATGCCGCGCCATTTCCGTCGCCTGCTCCCGCGCCCGCTCATCCGCTCGACGCTGCGCCTCGGTCAGACCGGCAGTGGATAACTGCTCGACCGCTTGCGGTGTGAACTCTCTCGGGAAATTCTCGGCCACCTTCTGATCGAACACGCCGGACAATATCCCGAACCTGATCGCCGTATCGTATGACTGTTGATCCTTTGCGGTGGCCAATAGCGCCGCCCCACGCTGCAGACGGTCGATATGAACGTTATGACGGCTATTACCCGCCGCTGCCACGTCCCTGTCTATCGCGGCCTCGCCCTTCCTCTGCTCAAGCTGAGACCTTTGGAATGCCATTCCCATCTCTGGCGATATGGCGAATACCTGCTCCGCGGTTGGCGTGCCGCCCGCAAAGAGCGCACGCAGCCGCGCATTCTCCTCAATTCCGCGTTCGGCCTCCCCGCTCTGCATCAGCATATTCTTGAGCGAAAGCGACTTCCCGAACCGCTCCAGCGGATCGCGTTGCTCAAGACGTGGGGGATGTATTCCCATGATGATGCGAGGATCGAGGGCCATCGCTAGTCCCTGTCAAATATGTCCGCCACGGCTGGACTCCAGCAGGCGCATAAGCGCCTTGTTGTCGAGCGAACGGTTATAGGCGTTTGCTGCACCGCCAAGCGCCTGATTGAAGGCATTGGCTCCCCCAACGATCGATGCGGCCCTGGCGTTGCCAGCATCACCGTATGAACCACTGATCATGTTCGCCGCATTCGTGCCTGCCGCCTGGACTTGATTCGCAGCGGTCTGTCCAGTGCCGGATACACCGGCCAGGCGATTGTAGATATTCGATTGATCATTGGTCCAGCGGTTGTAAGACTCATTCGCCTTCGTTGATCCGTAGTCTGTTCCGAAACGGGTCAACGCCTTCAGCGTCGCCCCGGAGTCATAACCACCGCCCGCTATTGCCCGCGAGTTGATGGCGTTACGTCCTTCGTCGAGCCCGAATTGCAGACCAGATTGATAGACTGGATCAGCATCGATGTCGGCCTGTGTAAACGGCCGCATCAATTCACCACCTCCAGAGGCTGCAGGGTCAAGCCCGAGAAGCGCTGCAAGGCGGGCATTCGCAGCCGTTCCGGTTTTCAGGAATGGCGCTTGATCCGCCCGCGCGGCATCGAACTGTCTGCGCTGCTCGGCTATGGATTGCGCTGCGGCGCGCTCCTGCGCTCGCCCCGCGCTCTTTGACCCGAGGAATGAAATCCCTCCGCCCAGAACAGATGCACCAACGGCTACCCACGTCATGGCAGAGCCCTCAATTGGTTGGATGAGTCAAACAGCGCCTTTTCATCAGGCTCGATCAACTCCCGTTCTATCTTGCGCAAATTGCGCTTGTTCGTTCTATGCACCGTTACGCATACCGAGTCCTCAAGCGCCAGCACCGCGCGCTTGGTTCCTGGCTGGGACACGAGCACTGTCCCGGCCTCAAGCACCTTCACGCCATCATCCATGACAACCTGAACGCGACCGCGCGTCACGATGTAGAGGTGTTCCCGCTTATGGACTTTCCCCACGATCAGAGTGCCGGCTGGACGAAACAATGACCGGCAATACATGCCATCCGCAAAAAAATGCTCTGTCAGCATTTCCGCCTGCGGGAGAGCGCGCAGGGCAGACTCCAGCGCAAGCACTTTCCCCCGCATCGGTAGCGCGGGGTCAGCGGTGGCGAGCGTTGCGAGTTCGTTTTTCATACAACGGTGCCGTCCGCCCTTATCCAATTCGAGCCCGTATACCAGATCGGGCGATTGATCGTAACGTCAAAATAATAGCGTCCGACCCAAAGAAATGCCGTAGGTCTCTGCGCCGTTGTGCCGCTCATCGTCATGGCATTCGTCACGTTGTAAACCGCGTTGAACCAATTGCGCCAGCCCTCAGAGGGAGCATTTACCTGCCCGCGCGAGTCCTGCGTGTCAACTGCGCCAGCCGGAGGACTGTTAACGATTGCCACGATTAGGTCTCCGGGTTAAGGCAAGCATTGACGAATACAGCACGCACGGGGTCTGTGATCCTGATCTTGGCGGTCAGGTAACGCGGGCTTCCAAGCCTGCGCCATTCAACGCGCGTTCGATAATCCCCAATGGCCCCTGCGGTCTTCCACATATCCGGACCCCACGTTTTCCCGTTGTCGCGCGAGATGGAGAGTGCAACTTGCGGATTCGAGCCCTGCCCGCTCGTTGTTCCTATTCCAGTCTCCATGTCGAGCCGCAGGCACGCAGCGTCTATGAAGCCCTGCTCCCCATCCGTTATCGTCTCCCCGATAATCTCGCGCTCGATTGACTCTCCGTTATCGGTCAACGCATCGGAATCTATCCGGTAAAGCCGCCCGCTTGCATAGTCCGCAACCACCGTATTTCCTATGAGGTTGAATGAAAACTCTGCTCGGTGCCGATCTATGCCGAAGCTCTTAAGCGCGCTCCAGACTGAGGTTGATCCATCATAGAGCCATGTCGCTCCTGCGCTCGGGAAGTTAATCACATACATAGGATGTCCGCCCTCCATGTAGCTGTAGGCAGAAGCATCAGCCGTTGTCGCATACTTATTGATGATCGCGTCGAGGTCGGGGCTAGAAATCTTCTCCGGCAGGTAGCCGTTCATCTTTGCGACCATAACCTGACCCATGCGATTCTTCATGAGACAGGCGAAGGTATTGTCATACTTCGCAATTGACCACGTAGCCGCAAGCCCCCACTCAGTTGCCGTTCCCTGGAGGGCCACGAAGGGAAAATCAAGCGCCCCGGAGTTTCCCCAAAATTCCGTGGTCTGCGTTCCCAGCAGTATCGCCTGCCCGTTGCTCGGCCATACCGCGATGATCGGGTCTGGGTTGGACTCTGCGTTGGCGAACATCAGCGCATCCCACGCGAGCCCGTTGTCGATGTCGGAGACGTAGAAACGGCTGGAGTTGAGAAAGCTCACGATGAAGCGTCGTGACAGATACCCTACCGTCACCGGGTTTGCGGGAAAGTCCGGGTCTGTGATCTGAGCAAAGACGAGGGTGCTGGTGTTATAGATGTAGCCATTCGTTCCATCTACGATCATGACCTGCACGCCGTTGTGATCCATTGATACACGGCCAGATGTGGTGTTCAACGTCCCGCGATTCGTTTTCACCCCTGCGTCGTTCACTTCCCACAACGTCCCGCGGTGGACAACGTATGCGACGTTCCCGGCTGGTAACTCCAAACCACCGCGAGCGGGCGTGTCTCCGAAGTCAACAAATAACGTGGACCCAGGTGTGCCGTGTCCGACAAGAACGGACTTCTCGCCCTCCGGTCGCTTCTCGACGTAAATATTGACGAGCCTTTTAGCCGTAACGAAAGGCGAGCGCGAGGAGAGGCCCAAGCCAAAAAGTGGGATCTGCGCCATTATCCGCTCTGCCAATCGCCCGCACCCGAGCCGCTATCGCTGTATGCCGGGTCGCAGCGCATCACGCGCTTTTTCTGGCTCATGTTCGATCTCTTGATGTCACCGAATGAATCGTTTGCGATCTTCACGATGTCCGGGTAGTTCACGATTTTCTTGCCAAAGAGCGGGGCCAGCATGATCCCGAGCTTGTAGGTAAATGCCATCATGTAGCCGGGCGGGAATTCCAGGGTCGTCGCCACAGTCGGAACCGAGTTAAGAATCATGTCCATGCTGAACGTCACTGGAGTTATCGCGTTCGGCACCGGCCACAGCGTAACAAGCCCCATTGGGAACTCGTTGACATAGAGATAGCAGTCCGGATACTCCTGTGCCTGAGCCTTGTTAGATATTTCGTCATACTCGCCCTGCGTGATCGAAACGCATGGAAAGGTCGTGCCGTTGATGGTCGAATAGGCGTTACCGTTGATCCTGACCGGCCGGTTCGTGTTCCAGTTACCACCGACTCCAACGGTGTAGACGCCCTGCCCGTTCACCGTGTTGAATGTCTGGTTCCCCAAGCCATAAACGGCCAGGCTATTGATGGAGAATATCTCGATCAGGTCATTCAATTTGCGCAGGCAATCACTCGCCTCATTCGCCGTCAGCGTCTGATCTGTCCCGACTGCATTGGTAAGACCAAGAGCGTCCTGTATGAGCTGCAACGCTGTGCGCGCGGTCAGCGGCGGGTATGGGAGGAGGACGACTGGCATGGCTTAGAGCCTCCGGCGCATGATCGGGGCTGCACTATCTCGCGGGGCGAAAACGGGGAGAGCCTCATGAGCCCTCCCCGCCCGTGCGCTTACGGAAACAGCATCCACTCGACCACGACCGCCGCTGTCGCGTTCGCCGTGCCGTGGATCGTGAACGACCCCGCAGCCGTGACGATGCGCTCCACGCGAAGCAGCGTGCCGTCCGCAGCCGCTTGTGACACGTAGGCTAGAACTCGGCTCGACAGACTGCAGGAAGGGTGCGTCACGACGACCGAAGACGCGGCGATGGCGATGGTGCAGCTTCCCCGGAACTCGCTTGTGGAGACCGCGCCAGAAGTGGCTGGGCCCGCGCTCGTCACCGCCAGCCCCTGTGCGATCAGGGAGTCCTCGGTATCCTTGTTCAGCTCCACGATAGTCCCGGCTGCGTAACCGCCGTATGCTCGATTCAGCAAAACCATGTGATTCTCCTTTGTCCGTTCGTGCGGTTAGACGG